ACTTGGAGACCCTTAATATCTATGTAATCCATATGCATATTACCATCCTTGCCTTGTGTCCATAATTTGGCGGCGTACCTTTTCTTAGAGTACAGGAAATAAGGCCAATACACCTTCTCAAGTTCCAGGTTATTGGGCTTCTTGAAGAGGGCGCTACATTCCTCAGCTGCCTTTTCACCAATTTCCCAACTGTACTTTACAGCCTCCTCACCAGTTCGGTCACCCACATCAAATTCAATCATCACTGAATCTGTGTCTCCGTATCTCACTTTCGCACCTGGGAAGTTCGCCTCTACATAAGTCTTCGTTTCCTCAATCATTTCACGCCCTCTGCATGTCGTCGTAGAAGCGATCGGTACACACGGGAGAATACCTTTACCTGCACCTGTAAATCCGTACACAGAGTTCATAGATATTTTATAGGCTAACTGTTTACCGTTATACACTTCTTTCATAGCACCCGTCGCAGCCGCCATATCTTTCTTAGCTTTTTTACGAAACTGTTTGAGCTCAAATAAGATGGCAGGTAAAAGACTCGGGACGTCTTGTGCGAATTTATAGGTTCTATCACCTATATTAAATGTCTCGTAGGTCACCCCAGGTATATTCCCATATTCCCTTTCGTTCATAACATATGAAGAGTAACAGAGATTGTGTGCCATCATGATCGACGGATACAGTGCTTCAAAATCTAGGGCTGTAATTGGCGTGTAGTACGCACCCTTTTGTGCGTCGAGCACCGTCGCCCCCTCATACGGTTCTTCAGGTAACTGCCCGTATCGAATCGTTGGTACCATGAAGCCAAGCTCTCGCGCTTTCTTTGTCAATTGACTAAAAACTTTGATCTGCTGCCCGCGTTCTACGAGAAAACAAAGGGGTACCCATGTCGCTTTAGCCATCTCTAAGAGATTGAGCAAGATGCACAACTTCTTCATGAGTCGGTGTGGGAGTAATGTATCCTTAATACAATACTCTGCAACTTCACCAAGCTTTTTAGGGTTTTCCTCAGCATATCTAGCAAACATCTCCTTTGGAGACATGTCAATCTTTTGATCACCGAGGTATAGTTTTGACACATTGTTTAAACTATACGAATCGAGTTTGTACCCCTTCTTGACTTCATGGAATAAATCAAAAACAAACCGACCAGACATTGGGAGTAGCTTTAGTGTATTGTCACCCAACGCACTTGAACTCAATTTTTTGATTGAGATTTCACATACCTGATCCTTCAATTTCCCAAGTTTGAAAAAGTTGGGGTTACACCCAACCAAATGAGCACGTGTATGAATATATTGGAAATCGAAGCCGAATACGTTCCATCCAGTTAAAATATCAATATCTTTTTTTTGTACATACGATTGAAAAGCTTCGAGCATCTCTCTTTCAGTATCAAAGCTTATAACATCAGCCCCCTCCGTTTTTTTATAACATAGACAAACCTTTTCGTATGGTTCATCTTCACCAAATTTACAAAGTGAAACGGCAATCTGAAAACATGCGTCACCAATAATATTTGCATTTGGAAATTTACCAGTGGAACTATTACATTCAATATCAAATGATGCGACTACAAATGGGGCAATATCATCTCGTTCAACGGGTTTGAGTGTATTCCATTTATTGCAGTATAGATCAATATCCACATTCGCAAGATATGAACGAATACATTGGTCACCGGTATGTAACCAACCAGTCGATTGGATACCAGTTCGGTGCATCAGGCGAAGTACAGGATCCAGGTTTGATTCATACACTTTCAGTTTTACCATCCCCGAGGAAATAGCTATAGCATTTTTCAAGAAATAATCAACGCGTCTCCTCATCGCTAAATTTACAAAATCAATTTTCATATACGCAAATTCTTGATTATTTTGAAACCCCCAAACATCTTTAGCTTTCATGACTGAATACGATACGAGACATTCAGGGCATTTTCGATTTATGACATCGAATATCTCCTGTGCCGTCTTTTGTGTAGCACCCTTTGGGAATTTAACAAAGAAATACGGGGTAAATGCGGTGGTAACACATACAGATTTACCTTCTTGAGTTTTTCCAAATATACTCACTAAATGTTCATCGTCGATATCCCTCGCTTCCCAAGTCAAGGCCTGAAAAATCACCATCTCTTATGTATATATTGAGCCAAAATTTTAATATCGTTTATTAATAAATGTCAGCGGCTTTAATTGAGCTTGTGTCTGTAGGTGCCCAGGATGTCTACATCACTGGTGATCCTCAGGTTAGCTTTTTTCGTCAAAACTATAAGCGCCATACTAACTTCGCTATGAAGCCTGAACGTATGGATTACATCGGTACCTTCGGTGCCAACAATGAGATTACCATCCCCATCCGTTCGAAGGGTGACCTCATGAGTTACATCTGGATCGAGGATACTAACATCGCCAATATCCAAACCAACTCTAACGGTCTGTTCTCCGCGAATGCGGCGGGTCCTACAGAATTCAGTCTGTGGATCGGTGGTCAGAAGGTGTCTCAACTAGACTCCCTTTTCATTCAAGGTGTACACAACCCCCTTCTCCGTGATTCTGCGGCGAAGGCTTCGTGCGCCGTTACAACTAATAACAAGAAGGCGAACCATGGTGGTGATCACTACATGATTCCCTTCTTCTTCGGTGAAGACTGGACCAAGTGCCTACCTCTCGTGGCGCTTCAGTATCATGACGTCGAGATCAGGATTAAGTGCCGTGACGGTTACACCCCAGCAGGTAGCCCCCAAGTTTGGGGTAACTACATTTACCTGGATACCGATGAGCGTTCCTTTTTCGTGGATAATGAACACGAGATTCTGTTCACCCAGACTCAACACCAATTGGCTAATAGTACTGATACTGAGTTTGATCTCAGCTATTTCAACCACCCCGTCAAGTCTCTTCACCTCGTATCCGGTAAGGCGACTGGAAATGACTGGGACAGTGAATACACATTCGGTAAGTCATCCCTCTACATTAACGGTGTAGCCTTGTTCGAGGAAACTTCCGCTTTGTATCACCACACAGTTGTACCCGAGATGCACAGTACCGATCTCCCCGATGATATCCTCGAGGATCTCCCCACATTCACATGGCCTTTCTGTGTAAACCTAAGCAAGACACAGCCCACCGGTACACTAAACTTTTCCCGAATTGATAACGCTAAGCTCACTGTAACCTCACCCACCGGTGGTAACGGTCTTCACCGCGTGTACGCCGTAAACTATAACGTCCTCCGTATCCAGAAGGGTATGGCTGGTGTGGCTTTTGGCAACTAAGTTAAAAGGTACGAATAAAAATTTATGTAAAATGGTTAAATCTTCCTCACGACCCCGTAAAGCGTCCAAGTTTACAATTGATCTTGGACCTGAAATTGACCGGGTCGTTAAGAAGAAAATCCATAAACGAGATATTAAAATAAAAAAGCAGAGGGTTCTGATTTTAGGGTTGGAGAAGGAACGAGATGAACTTCGAAAAAGAAAAAATGAAGATTTGAAAACAAAAAAACAGAAAATTTTCATTTCAACTTTGGAAAACGAAGTAAAAACTCTCACCATGAAGCTTTCCCATATGGACACTGAATTGAGGCAGTATAAAGTTCGTCGTGTAACCATTTCTAACAAAACGGTAAATAATGCATTCAAGAACTTACGAGATGGTAAATCCCTCTCTAAAATGCAACCCAACACTATGCTATTGATTCAGCAATCGGGGAGGTGGGATGAGGCTAGAAAGATTACCGCACAGATGAAGTTGTGTTAGACCTAAGTTGTTTATTTATTCTTATTCTATATAACAATGGACCTCTATTATTGTAAAGCTTGTAAGAGGACCTATGACGGTCACGCACAGTGCTGTTTCGACATGGAACATGTAAAAGTTATAATCCCCACAGATACTAAATGATTCCAATTGTCTTTATAGGTGGTCTCGCCGCTTTCAGTGCCTATACATACTATGGTCAGAACTTAGTGTTTGCCGAAGAAGCCAGGAGACTCATTAAGGATGGTAAGATCAAAGTAGTCATTGATGTTCGTACCATCAAGGAATATCGCATGGGACATTACCCTAGAGCGCTTCACATCCCTGTTGATAAGATGAATGAAAAGACCACCACGGAACTCCCTAAACGGGGAATACTCGTCTACTGCAACACCGGACAAAGGGCAAGATTTGCAGCAGAGAAATTAGAAAGTCTAGGTTTTAAAGATGTTTATTATATTGCTGGACTTTACAAGAGTTTACTTTAGATGACAATAGTCTCTCTAGTCGTTCCTTTTCTCTCTTCATAAAAATTGTGAGTTCCATGACTTCCCCAGTGAGTTTCACTTTCCCAGTTTGACGCATCCACATTACATGTTCAACCCTAGTGACATCGACACATGACATCTTGGTGGCGGGTGCTTGACTATGATGTATTGCTAGGACCATCGCATCTCTTTTAGTCTCCTTCGGGAGTTGTTCCCCTTCGTGACATACAATAACATGCGCCCCCGAACATCCGGCTACGTGCATCCACCAATATTGTGGACTACTTGAGAGTGTAAGTTCATCATTTTCTTTCGCATTTTGACCAACCTTAATTATCGTACCATCGAGTGATGTGTATTCGAGCATAATTAGTATTATATTTTTTTCCTTATGTAGTATTAATGCACGTCGT